CTATACTCCTCCAGCGCCAACTCTTTCAGCTCTGGGAACTCCATCCGCTGCTTGATGCTGTTGAGCAGGATGATGTTGTACGCCCCCGTTTCTTCGTACAGGAACACACCCCACGTAGTCAGCGCCGTAAAGTCAGCACGGTTGTGTTTTTCTGCCGCCGCGTCCAGTGACATGATTATGTACTCACAATTCGGAGGCCGTTCCTGCTCCCACAGGTTCCACCACTCCCGCTTGACCAGCGCAGCCTCTTCCGCTGTAGGTGTCTGCTGATACTGCGCGTTCCACTGGAATGTAGGCATCGACGCCTTCGTCCGTAGCAGCGCCTCTAGGTCGAAGAACTCAGGCCACAGCGGTTTCTCGACGATCTCCTCCGTCTCCTCGTCCTCAATCTCCAGTATCGCAGGAAATTCGACGATCTCGTACTCATCTGCCCGCTCATTCTGCGACATGTCACGTGTCACACGTCCCGTCAGCTCATCCATGTGCCATCGGGTCTGAATTATTGCAACACGACCACCCGGCATCAAACGAGTCCGTGCACCGAAGGTAAACCACTCGTATGCCTTCTCAAAAACAGCAAAATTGCCGTTAATTACGTCCTGTTCCGAGTGCGGGTCGTCCACCAACAGCAGATCTGCGCCACGACCAGCCAGTGCGGAGCCAATACCGCACGCATAATACTCGCCACCCACGTTAGTGTTCCATCTACCAGCCGATTTAGAGTCACTGGCAAGCTGTACCGTGGAGAAAACAGCCTGATAGGCGTCTGTGGAGATCAAGTTTCGCACCTTTCGGCCAAAATCCACTGCCAAATCAGTGGTATGCGACACCATCATCACCTTTTTGTTCGGATTCCGCCCTAAAAACCACGCTGGGAAGAAAATAGAGACAAGTTGAGACTTGCCGTGACGTGGTGGGATGTTCACACAGATGCGATCCTTGTCTCCTGACTCAATCGCCATCAGCATATTCGCCAAAATCCGGTGGTGTTTGCCCACAATGAAGTCAGGCATCATCATCTGACAGAATTCTATGAGGTCGTCGTAAGCTGCTTCGTTTACTTTACGCGCTGCAAGCTCGTCCACGATGCGATTGATCTCAATGACCTCCTCGTCAGAGAACGCATCAAGGTTGTCCAGCATGTTCTGGACTTCTTCCTCGGTAAAATCGGGAACGGCCTCAATCATCGTAGGTTTCTTCGCTCCTCTCTTCGCCCGCTTCGCCCTCGTCTTCAGCCACCTCATCTACCGCTAGGCCAAGCTCTTCATCCAGATTCAGCACCTCACCATTTAGCACGATGTCTTCGTAGTCGGCGTCCTCTATGTCTGCTGACACTACTGGCTCAACCAGCTTCTCTAACTTACCACGTAACTTGTTACGTAGATCATCCGTAGACTGATGCGTGACAGTGACTTCTGTCTTCTCCGCGAAGAGTCCTACGTCTGATATCTTACCCAGAAGTTCCAAAGCTCGAATCCGTATACGTGGATCGTCGTTCTCCGACTCCAGCAGCAGCTTGTTAGTAACTAGGTATCGGATCTGGGTTGCGCTTTCTGCAACGGAGTGTCCGAACTCTTGGAGGATATTGTTCGTAAGTACAATAGATGCAGGCGTAAGTTTCGCCGCCTTCTTCGTAGTAACCTTTTTAGAAGTTTTTTCAGGATCATCAGCGTACGCCAAAGCCAACCTCGCAGCAGTGTCTTCATCTTCTCCAGTGGGTTCCAAGTCTAAACCGTGTTCGGATAGTTTCAGCGCCGTATTGCACGCCGCTTCCGCACGTTCCTTCAGATCGACGTTAGGCACGTCGTCCGCAAGAGGCACACCGATTTCAGGTTCTATAAATAGGGTCATAGATTGTACGCAGACTATGTGGGTTTAGGTTTTGATTCGTTACAACGGATATAACTTATCTTCTGCACTAAGTCGTTGGCGCGAATATACACCAAAAACCACCATATATAACAAAAATTTTTTTCGGGGGGACTTTTATTTTTGGGGTGGGGGGTTTCCTGTGTGGGGATTAGTAGGGAACGGCCTCAAGAAAAGGGGGGCAAATTGCTGGGGATACAGATTGTTTGAGTAGATTAGTAATACATAGGACGTGAGGAGTCCCGTTGTGTCAAGCGGGGGGTGGGGGTAGGGTGGTGTTAGAAAGTTATAGGATCCTATAACTTACCACCAAAAACCACGAAATACTTGCGCATAACACGTTATGGTGTACACTGGGTACCAGTTGAGTCAATACCGATTCAACAAAACAAAAAGGAACGACGTTATGTCATATCTACATCTAAGCAACGAAGCGGCTGAACTGATTAAGGCACGCGGCAAAACCGACGACAAGAAAGAGGCACTGACTGACAAGTTGTCGAAAATCATGCCCTACACGGCGTTCAAGGCGTCCGAGTGCGAGTCGCCAGAGCTGTTCGAGGAAGTAAAGCAGGCAGTGGGCGCAACATTCACCAAACGCGAGCGCACACTGCTGGCCTACACTCCCGCCGAAGCTAAGTCACTGAATGAACTGCAAAAGGCGGATAGGAAAACGGCGAAGCAGAAAATCGGTGCGCGATGCGGCGATCTATACAAAGCACTGAAAAAGCGGCAAGCCGAGCCACGCGATACCGAGCGCAAAGCTAAGACCCTTAGCCAAAAACTGATCCCAATGTGCGAGACGATGGAAAAGCAAATCGTCGCCGCTGACCAGCCCGACATCAAATCGGTCAAGGTGTCGATGGATCTTCTGGCGGCATTCAGAGCCAGCCTGTCCTAACCAACCTGCCCCAACCAACGGCCCCTCTTCGGAGGGGCTTTCTTTGCCTCAAATTTTTGAAGCCAGTTCCTGCCGTTGCGTTGCGTCCGTCGCGTAGCGCCCTTGATACCAGTTCCAGACGTAGCGTTGCGGGTCACATATAACAAGTTATAGGAGCCTATAACTTTCCCATTTTGCAATGTTACGTTTTCGGCAGGGCTAATGTTACGTTTGTCGCGTAATGTTACCCTAATGTTACGTTTTTGAGAGGCAAAACGTAACATTATCCTCGTTGTATCTAATGGTATCTGAGACTAACTAGGATTATTGCACTATAGAAAAAAGACTATATTTATATATTTATCTATAATGTTACGTTTTTAAGAAAATATATATACGGGGTAGATTGAGAGGGTCTACTTGCAGAAAATCTCGTTACACAGAACTATTGTTACCTTTCCCACACACTCTCGCGCTGACCCTCTCAATTTCCCTAAAATCGGCACAATGTAACATTGCTTTAAAGTCAAGGACTTGCCCGCCCATAGGACGTAACATTGCGTAACATTACGTAACATTACACTCCCTACCACGTCTCACCACCAAACCACATTCCTTGACATAACACGTTATATAAGCGATAATAGTCTTGTTGGTCGGGGGAAGGAGAATTTTGTGTTACACAGAACTATCTACACACCCCCGGGCCAGCAACCACGTAAGTTATAGGAGCCTATAACTTTCACAACAACGAAACGGAGACAGCAATGTCAGATGAAGATATGCAAGCCCTTGTGCTTCACGAACGCGCTCACTGCGAAGCCAAGGTCTACTTCCTCAAAGCCGAGCACGATGACCTGTTGGATCAGCTACGCAGACTCGTGACCTTGGCGCAGCACAGTCTGGGCAAGAACAAGCCGCACGTTACCGAGTACCAGCTAGACCGTATGTATGACCTGTTAGGAGAAACCAATGCGTAAGATAGAAAAAGAAATTGTCGGTGCGTTCATCAAGGGCGAGACCAAATCAATGGCTAACACGCAGTCCGTGTTCAACCACGCCACCCGCAGTCTCGACCTGTTACTACACGGCAACCGCATTGCCACCATGTCGAATCAAGATGGGGTTAAGAAGTTATGGGTGTCCTGTGGCGGATACGAGAAGGAGGTGAACGGGCGTAAGGTACTCGCACCGTCGCGCACCACGCAGTCCCGACTCAATGTGCTGTTCCGTCTACTCGACATGCCCGAGCGCGTCTACATCAAGGGCGGCGTTCAGTATCTCGACTGCCGACGCCACGGCACCGTCAACCTCATGGCATTGCGTAAAAGCGCGGTGCTTGTGTCAGTTCACTAACCCAAAGTTATAGGAACCTATAACAAACCAACGAAAAGGAGTTCCACATGGAACAAGCACACAACATCCACCAACTGGCCCAAGGCCCAACCGTAAACGCACCCAGCATCAGTTCATCTTCTGTGCTGGTCGAGCTAAGGATCTCAACGTGGACTGCGCGTAAGCTCGACAAGTCAGCATCGCGTAAGGTTGCAGCGGACAACGGCGCGTCAGCCAAAGCCGGTAACTACAACAAGAACCTGCTCGCTGGCTGCACTGAGCTGGAAGACCTAAAGAAGTTTGTAGGTAACGCACGTAACACCCACTACGCGATGACCCTGCCGTGGTCTGACATGGGGCTACGTCTGGTGCCGACATCTCAATACTTCGACTACCAGAACACCATGACAGATCTGGAGCAAGAGTTCCGCCGGTTGTACCAACTGTTCGAGGATGCGTACCAGTGGCGCACATCTACCGCGATGGCAGAGCTAGGTAACATGTTTAGTCACGATGACTACCCGCCGGTTGACGAGCTGCGTAGAAAGTTCGGGTGGAGTCTGTCTGTTCAACCACTGCCCGAGGCCGGTGACTTCCGACTCGACATACCCAATGAGCAGCAGGAAGTTCTCAAGCAACAGTATGACTC